AAAAAAAATAATGATCCGAGGTATTAGATCAAGACGTGGCGGATCTGGGTACGAAAGCGCGACATCAATGGGCAGCGCAGATGTTCCAGTGAGTCCAGCGCCTCAGGCCAAGGAATCTCCAGTACAACGTAGAGATCGCCGGTACGGACACATAGACTAGTGATTAAAACTACTAGCACTAAAGACGTAAAGCGCTTACTGCACAGAAGACAAACTGCTTATTCTCGAAAGATGCAATGGCAGTCTCTCTTACAGCACGTCTACAAGCTCAGTCAACCAAACCGTAACATACTGGGTGTAAATCCAGTAGGGGGCGGTGTTGGCTCATTTCAAGCGCACGGTGAAAACCTAAGCTGGGACGTGTTTGATTTGACACTAGCTCATGGCACAGACGTGTACGTCAATCGAATGGTGAACGCACTAATACCACCGGGCAAAAAGTGGCTTAACTTTATACCTGGCTCTGAAATCCCCGAAGAAAACTACGAAGAAGCTAAGGAAATCTGCCAAGGCTTAACGGATATTTTTTTTCGAGAGCTAGCACGCAGTAACTTTGATTCAATTGCACCTGAATGTTTTTACGACATGTGCGTATCTACAGGCTTTATGATTATCAATGAAGGTCGGGACGAAGACGACGCAGCGTTAATCTTTGCTTCAATGCCACCTAACGTTACTTACGCAAGCGAGGGTGTGCATGGCACTTTCGATGCTTACTATCGTGACTTTGTTGATTTGCCAGTAGAGCACGCTAAAGAAATGTGGCAAGACTTCTGCATGCCAAGCGAGATTGTAGAAAAAGACATCCAAGATACGACGATTACACTGTATGAAATTACATACTTTTGTTACGACGATCGGAAGTGGCATTACTGTGTAGTGTATCCAGCATCACATAAAGTCTGCTATGAACGCATTGAAGACTGTAGCCCGTGCATTGGCTTTCGTTCTAAAAAGCTTTCAGGTGAAGTCTATGGGCGCGGCGTATCTTTAGATGCTGCCGGCGCTGCTGCAACTATCAATCAAGCAATGTACGACGAGATACAAGCTGCAAACTTTCAAGCACAACCAATCTACATGGGATTTGACGACGGTGTATTTAATCCTCACACGTTTAAGATGGCCCCCAACACTATTATTGCTTGCTCTCCTAGCGCTTCGGGCGCTTGGCCGTTGCAACCCCTACCCCAAGCAGGAAACATTCAATGGACAGCAGTTGTAATTGAAGACTTGCGCAAGCAAATTAACGACATTATGCTAACGGCCCCCTTTGGCTCTGTAGATTCTCCGGCTCAAACAGCGACAGAGATTATCCAGCGTCAGCAACAGATACTTGAAAACGCGTCTGCTGCTTTTTCAAGGATACAACGGGAATTCTTCGAGCCTGTCGTTAAACGCGTTATTAGCATTTTAAAGAACAAAGGCCTGTGGGACGACATCGAAATCGACGGCAAGATGCTATCTGTTTCATTTGAAACTCCGCTAGCTCAAAGCGAGTCACAGCAAGACGTTCTTAAATTGCTTCAGCATCATGATGCATTAGCCTCAATTGTTGGCCCTGAAATGTCTGTCGGCTTCTATCATCTAGACGAAATTAGCGGCTGGATTGCAGACAAGATGAACGTGCCGTTAGAGCTCATCAAGTCACAAGAAGAATTAATAGCAGTTTTTGAAAAAATGCAGGAAGCACAAGCTGCTCAGGCAGAGCAGACACAAGAAGGAGGCGGCATACCTGAAGGTGAAGAAGTCGCAGCACAGCAAGGAGTGCAGCAATGAGCGAACAGGATTCAGAAATAAGCAAACTTTATAAGTCAGTAGGCGTGTTATTTTCAGGTGACGAAGGTAAGCAGGTGCTTAAACAGCTAGAAGGCGTCTTTATGTATAGGCCTGTTTCTCCACCAGGGCAGGCTGATGGTTATTCGTATTTTAGGGAAGGTCAAAACGACTTAGTACGCATGTTCAGAATACAAGCTACTAAGGCGCAAAAAGGAGAGTAGTATGTTCGAAGAGGGGACGCAAGTTGAAACTGAGACCAATGATGCACATGACAGTTATTACAGTGAGCCAGGAAGTAGCGAGGCAGCAACAGAGCCAAAAGAATGGTTTTGGGCAGAAGGAGTACCGGGAACAGGTGAAGCGCCAGCAGGCTACAAAGCAGACAAGTACAAATACGCAACAGACCAAATCAAAGCATACAGCGACCTCGAGAAAAAGTTTGGCGGCTTTACTGGCGCGCCTGAAGAATACGATTTCAGCCAAATGGACGTTGATGAAGATCAATTTGTCGTCAAAGAACTAGCAGCCGCAGCTAAAGACTTAAACATGTCGCAAGCATCATTAGACAAAATGCTGCACACGCTTGTTGTAGCGCAACAAGCAGAAGACAACGTTAATCTAGAAGACAACATCAAAGCCCTAGGCCCCAACGGCGAGCAGATGATCAAAGCGTTCAACGAATGGACTAGCACAAAATTCTCACAAGAAGAATCCGACGTAATCAAAGGCTGGGTCAAAACTTCTGACGACTTAAAAATGCTAGACCGTATCAGAGCCAATACCAACATCTCATCAATGCCAACAGACACCTCAATTCGCATGTCAATGTCGAGCGAATCAGTACTTGATGTCAAAAACGAAATGGGCCGCAACCTGGAAAAGTTCAACAACGACAGAATGTACAGATCAGCGCTGCTTAAGAAACTCGATGACGCAGTAAAAAGAGAACGCTAGCTTGCAAACATACAAACGTGCATCTACACTGTAAATATATTGAGCCTCGAAAGAGATACCTCATCTTAAACGCTGGCTGGCGATACTAGTAATACCGCTCTTGAGTAGCCGAAGCAAAGAATCGTTTCAACTACTTAGGGGTTTCTATTATGGAACTAAATAACGTCCAACAAGTCGCGTATGACGCATACGTGCACGCATTATTTCAATCAGAAGGTGGACTACTAGACGGAAGATGTCGCGATCGTCCAGGTGTCATCGGTACTACCGATCAATACCGCGTATCTAACCAAGTTGTAGCTACACAAAAAGCGCCACAGGATGCTTTAACCGTACTTAACATGCGTTTTGATCCGGTCATCTGTACGTTAGCCAACTGGTCTGCCCCCGACTTCGTAAACGTTTTTGAGCAAACGGACGTAAACTTTCCGATTGCACGTGAAGTAGCACAGGGTATCGTAAGAGCTGTAAAACGCCGTGGCGATCAAATGAAGCTTGACGCGCTAGATGCCTCTACAACTACTAACGTAATTGCAGCGGCTGCTACTGGCTTCACCTTTGAGAAATTCCAAGAAGCAATCCAATTACTAGCTGCTAACTCAGCTGGCCGTGGTAAAATTTGCTGCGCTATCTCTGCTTCTGCTCAGTACGACTTATTGCAAGAAGAAAAAATTACCAATCAATTCTATGTCGACTACAAGCCAATAGCCGGCTCAGGTCTAGACGGACGCTTCGTACAAAACGTAGAGTTCATCTTGATTCCAACAATGCTAGAAGGCGGGTTGCCATTGAACGGTGCCACTCGTACCTGCTTTATGTGGAACCACGAGTCACTAGGTTACAGCTACAGTGATTTAGAGAAAACAGACATGCAGTGGCAAGGTTTGTACGAATGTTGGTTAATCAACGCTCGCATAAAAGCCGGTGCAGTTGCTGTAGATAACAGCGGTATTGTTAAAATCAACATCACCGAATAAGGAATCTAGAAATGACTTTTGATTTAAACGGTTTTCAAAAATACAGCCAAGGTGAAGCAATTGATTGCTCAGCAATGTACGGCTTTACCAGTGCAGTAGATAACGTTGCAACCATTGCGGGTGCTGGTTACTTTAACCAAATCGCTCGTAAACTTGCAGTGGGCGACGTACTTTACGTTACAGGTACCAACGGCGCTGGCTTTAATACAGTCACAGCCGTAGCGCCTAACGTTACTGTAAGCGCACTAGCTGCATTAGGACCAGCTTCTGTAGGTACTGCTAACTTAGATGATGGCGCGGTAACAAGTGCAAAAGCAGCTGTTAACTTAATCCAGGCAAGCTCAGTAGCGTTAACTGCAGTACAATTTAATGGTATGTTTGCCACTCCTATACAGCTAGTTGCTGCCCAGGGTGCCAACAGAGTTATTAGATTGATAACAGCTACCTACGCGTTTGATTTTGGTGCAACGCAATACACTAATGGTGGCGTTGTCACTGTTCAATACGGCAATACAATTGAAGGTAACGGACCTCGAGCTAGTGATGATTTACCTGCAGTTACTGTTAATGGTATCAATAACGACCGAGTTCTAGGGGTCGAAGGTGCATTTAACACAACTGGTGCAACCGCAGCGGTTAACGCAGGCTTGTTCTTGTCTAACAAGACAGCTGCATTTACTGCAGGTGATACGCCAGTGACTGTATACTTAAGTTATGCTGTTTTAACAACAACGTTCTAATTTGATGTTCGGATATACTGCTGCGGTAGATAACTCTATCGCAGTGTCCCGGCCCCAGGCTATTGTTTGTTGTTTAATTGTGGATACAACTCTGTAAGGGGGCTATGTGGGCGTACCGTACACGCGAATAGAGATTATTTCCAATGCACTTTTATTGCTTGGCAAGCCTAGGATTGAAAGCATTGACGCTGGCGGCCCTGCTGCTCGCGCTGCTGATCAGCTTTTTGACATGGTGCTTAGTAACGATTTATCAAGCCCCAATTGGCGTTTTGCGACTAGCGTGGCAACACTCTCACTTGTTGCTGGTCCTGACCTTACTTTTGCAAATTACCGTTATGCTTTCCAACTTCCTGCTGACCTACTAGCAATCTGGCGCATTTGGCCAAAGGTTCCGTATCAAGTTTTTGGGCAGCGGATATATACCCAGACTTCAAGCCCGCTGCAAATCGAATACAGAAGCTCAGTAGCGTTAGGCAACATGCCTCCCTCTTATCTCAACTACTTGACCTACTTAATAGCGGACACTTTAAGCGGCGCTATCACTGAAGACGCCTCTGTTATTAACAAGATTACTACTCAGATGCAAATAGCCAAATCCCAAGCAATGGTTGTTAACGCTCAAAACCACCCGAATCAATCTATTGGCTCTTCTACTTGGATTGCTGCTAGAGCTAACGGCGGATTAGGGGGCATCATTGGCTAATTTTGATGTACTGCAAAATCGATTTACAGCAGGCGAGCTAGATCCAAGATTTATTGCGCAGGCTGATTACCCTAATTACAGAAACGGCGCGCGGAAGCTCCGTAACGTAATAGTAACACCACAGGGCGGCTGCACAAGACGATTTGGATCAACCTATGCCGACATAGCAGTAGACAGAACTAACGCTGACGAGCCAATTACAGACCGAAATCGCGTAGCAGCCTGGGGCTACAACT